TTGAGGAATGTGCAGCGTTTCCATTTGGTGATCATGATGACCTCGTGGATTCAACAACACAGGCTATCATGCGATTTAGACAGGGCGGTCTAATTAAACACCCAGAGGATTATATAGATGAACAGGCAGAAAAACCTAGAAGGAATTACTACTAATGGCTATTAGAGCAGGCATGAGCATTGCAGAAGCAATACTGCAATTGACAAGAGGTTTTAGAAAAATGATGGGCCGTGATCCAGATGGCCTTGAAAAAATAAAAATTCAACAAGAAGCAGTAAAAAGACTTGAAGATTTAAACAAGGTTGTCGACATGAAAGGTCGAATTCTTGATCCAAGTAAAACTATTATGGGTGGCACACAAGAAGGTGCTGCTCTTAGATCAGGTATTATGAAAGCAACAGGGGCTAAACCTAAAAATTTAATTGACGATGCAATCGATAATATGTCTCCGTCTCTTTCTGGTGACAGAAAAGTTGATGCAGAATTAGTTGCAGAAGATTTAGCAGAACGTATGGGTAAAGTGTATGATGACCTTCCAATAAAAGAAAGATTAAAACTTTACGATGAAGCATATCAAGGTTTAACTAAAAAGAAATTTGATCCAGAAGGAAAAGCAGACGGTGGACGTATTGGTTTAAAACTAGGTATGACACGTAGAGCATTTATGAAATTAATGGGAGCAGCTGGTGCAGGTATCGGTGCGTTAAAAACTGGTATACTTGGTCTTGGTAAACAAGCGCCAGAAGCTGTTGAGACAGTTAAAGAAACTGTTAAACAAGCTCCAGATTATTTCTTTGCATTAGTTGATAAGATTAAAAGATTTGGAAAATCAGTTGATGATGCAGTTGCTGATCCAAGAGTTGAACGAACTTACAGATACAAAAATTATGAGTTAAGAGAAAATGCATTTGGTGATCCAGGTGAAACTGTTATTACAAAAACAGATGATATGGGTGAGTTTGGTTACAAAGAAGAATCTATGAGATTTAAAAAAGGTGGACAAACAGAAGACGGTTTTGTGCCAGATGAGTATGAAGAACTAACTGTAAGACCAGACGCAGAAGGTAAATTAAAAGATGTTGAAGAAGGAATTGAAGACGTATCAGAGATTATAGAAGAAGCTACAAAATCTGCACCACCAATTAAAAAAGCTGCAGGTGGACTTGCCTACATGTTAGGAGAATAATGTCTGTCAAAAAAACTTTAGGTATCAAAGCATATAATATTATGATGGGTCATCTGACTCGTAAGAAGATTCCTCAAACCGCAATCAAGACAGCAGACGAAGTTAAACAACCACCAGTTAAAGAAGAAATATCAGACAGAGAAGCATTCAATGCATTTATGAAACGTAATCCACAAGCTGATGGTGGACGGATTGGGTTTTTTGAAGGAAAACTTGTAAAAATAAAAACAGGTCCGCAAAAAGGAAAAATTAAAGTTAGAAGTATGGGGGAAAGATTACCTGGTGGTGGTAAAGCACCAAAATATTTTAATAACGTAGATGAAGCTAAAGCCGCTATTAAAGAATATAGAGATAAAGAAGGTAGAGCAGTTAAAGAACTTAAAAAAAGTTTTTCTGGAGTTACAAAAAAACAAGAAGATATTGCTAAAAAAGTTTATGGCAAAACTATGAAAGAATTATATGACACAAATCGTAATATATTTTTTAATATAAAAAGAGGATTTGTTAAAGAAACAACCGAGGCTGGTAAAGGTGCAAAAGTAGAAGGTAATATATCTGTTAAAACACAAGATATTAAACAACCTGATGGATCAATTAAAAAAATTGAAACAGGTGTAAAATATCCAAATAAAGAAGTAGAAAAAAAATTTAAAAAATCAGTCAAAGATATTTTTAAAAAACCACAGGGTACTGTGCCTTTTACAACTTTAGCAAAAGATTTTCCAATTACAGAAAGACAGGCTCGTAGAGCAGCTAAAATAGTAGGAAAAGAAGAAGGTTTAAAATTTGCAAAAGGTAGAACTTCTCAAGAATATATTAAAGAAGTTAGAAATCCACTTCTCGATAAAACAACTAGTCGAAAAGTTGAAAAAAGAATGGCTTTAGAAAGAGCAAAATTTTTAAGAGATAAACCAGAGGTGTTTGGAAAAATAGATACGGCACACAGAGCTTCTAAATCTCACATGGCTAGATTAGGTCTTCAGTTTGACACTCAACTTGTTGGTATGGATTCAAGATTAATAAATCAAGTTGTATTAAAACCTGCAGAAAATATGTTAGATAAATTATATGAAAGAAGAGAAAATATTTTAGATAACATAAAAGACAAACCTACAGATGAACAAAAAAAGATTTTAAAAGAAATAAATGATTCTGTTAAAAAAGTTGTTAAAACAACATCGGGAAGATTTGTTGGAATTATAGTTGATCCAAATACTTTAGAACCTTCTTTTTCTGGTATTAAAAAAAATCTAGCTTTTTCAAAAGTAAATAAAACTATAAAAGAAATAGAAAAATTACCTGGTGCACCTGATAGCCGTGGTGGAGGTGCTCGTGCAAAAGATAGTGAGTATTTTAAATTTATTAAAGACAACGTTCAAAAAAGCGTATCAGGAGAAATAAAAAGAGGATTTGTACCAAATGATTTTAAAGTTATTTTAAGTGATCCCAAAAACAGAAAAAATTTATTGGACTATGCTAGAAAAAATGCACCTGATATTTTACCTCAATTTAAAAAAGTATTAGACAACCCAACATCAAAACAAAGCCTTGCTTTATTTGCAAATCCTTTTTTTAATCCAGGTGTTTTAGCAGAAGCTTTTAAAACTATACCAACTCCACTTGGTGCTGTAGGATTAACAGCAGGGTTTGGTGTTGACCCAACATCTGCTATTGATAGAGCAAGTATTGCAGCGGAGGCAGCGTTTGCACCACAACTTGTAAAACAAGCTGCAAAGATGGGAGCCGCACAAAGATTATTTAATTTAGGTTTAACACCTGCCATGGCAGCAAGGGTTGCAAGAATAGCATCACCACTTGGTATTGCATCATTAGGTGCAGAAGGATTATATCAAGCAGGCAAGTTTACCAAAAAAAGAATAGGTGAATTAAAAGCAATGACACCAGAGCAAAGACAAAATTTAAGAGCACAACAAGAAGCATTAGCATTTGAAGGTGCTAGAGACGGTGGTTTAATAGGTGATAAATCAGGACCGGCACCAGAATCAGGACCTCAACCTCAAGGGTTGCCAGGTATCTATAAACGTGGTAAGAAACTTTAGGAGTATAAATGGCAGATATAGATAAAGGACTCCCGAACACAAGAGCTGAAGTAGAAATCAAACCAGAAGATGTTACTGAAGTTGATGTTCAGGAAACAGTAGAACAGAATCCAGTAGAAGTTACACCAGAAGAAGATGGTGGTGTTACATTAAATTTTGAACCAGGTGCAATCAATGTACCAGGTACAGAATCTCATTTTGATAATTTAGCAGATCTATTACCAGATGAAATACTATCACCTATTGGTAGTGATATGGTTCAAAATTATCTTGATTATAAAATGTCAAGAAAAGAATGGGAGCAATCATACACACAAGGTTTAGATCTTTTAGGTTTTAAATATGAAAATAGATCAGAACCATTTCAAGGAGCTTCAGGTGCAACACACCCAGTATTAGCAGAAGCAGTCACACAGTTTCAAGCGCAAGCATACAAAGAATTATTACCAGCTGACGGACCAGTAAGAACACAGGTAATCGGAGCTAAAACGCCAGCTACAGAACAACAATCACAACGTGTAAAAGATTACATGAATTATTTAATTATGGATCAGATGAAAGAATATGAACCAGAATTTGATTCAATGTTATTTCATTTACCACTTGCAGGATCTACATTTAAAAAAGTTTACTACGATACAAACATGGGAAGAGTTGTATCTAAGTTTGTACCTGCAGATGAATTAGTTGTGCCATACACAGCAACAAGTTTGGATGATGCGGAATCTGTAATACATACTGTAAAAATCTCTGAGAATGAATTAAGAAAACAACAAGTCAGTGGTTTTTACAGAGATGTAGAATTAGGTCCACCAGGTAATGTAACAAATAACGAATTAGAAAAAAAAGAACGTGAACTAGAAGGCACAAAAAAATCTGGTAAACAAGAACCGATTTATACTTTGTTAGAGTGTCATGTTAATTTAGACTTAGAAGGTTTTGAGGAGGTTGATGCAGAAGGTCAACCGACTGGAATAAAATTGCCCTACATA